GAGTGCTTTGATCAAGTCCTCTTGACTGGCCACACGGACTGTGAACAGCGACTGAGCAACGTGCGACAGGGCTTGTTGACGGATGCTGGCTTTGACCAAGCGGACGGGGAATGCTGGGTCGCTAGAACCGACGAGATAGATACGAGTTGCTGTCATTTTGATTCCTTAGTTTCAGTTGTTTTAGATACCTTGCCGGCCAGATAGCCAACGCCGAATCCCATGTAAAAAGTAATGACGCCAATTACAACGACGCCAATAAGCATTAGAAAGTCGAACACCATGGTTTACTTCGCGATCTTTGGCAGTGGGTATGGCACCTTGTTAGTCTCTTGGCAATGACCATCATCCGAAGCAAAGGGCTTGGTCTTGAAGTCACTGTCTTCCAAGCAGCCAGTGTTGGCCGACACGGTAGAGCACTTGACCTTCTTCAGCGCTGTTTTCTCTGGGTTGATGAACTCCATCGTGGCCCAGCCGTCACCTTGTGGGCAGGCGTTAGCTTGGGTTGAATCTCCGCGGCCAACGATGTCCCAGCCTTTGTACAGGATGTTGTCTTGGCGGTACTTTTGTGCATTCCACAATGCGTTCTCACGGGCTGTGCCTTTTGCTTCTTCAAGAGATGCAAATGAAACTTCCGATTTGCCGCATGCTGTGAGCATTACTGCCATGGCGATGGTTGCAATTGTTTTCATGGTTTACTCCTTAGTTGATAAATACTGCTGATGCGTGTTGCAAAAAGCAGACACTTGGCAGAACGATTCGCAGCGTGTGCGTTCGCCCTTGCGGTGCTCGATGAAATACCCCTTAGCTGGCAGAGCGATCTCTGCTTCTTGACGGGTATCGTGTACTGATTTGGCGCGTTTGCCGCCCTCTTTCATTACTGCAAACTTTTCGGGCTTGGCCCACATTTCGTCATCAGTGCAAGGTGCGATCTCTCCACCGGTCTCGTCTTCAAAGAAGGCTTCGGTGTGAACATGGATGCGGTCGCGGATGTAGCGCTCACGGTCTTCAAACGACCACAGAGGAATGTCGATCACCACGATGGGCGCCTGTGGGTAGCTGTCCTTCTGCTTCGCCTCACGGCCGGTCCAGTCGCGAATGATGGCCACGATCTGCAGCTTCTTAACCTTGCGCTGCTTGGCTTTCTCTACCAAGTACGCATAGCCATTGAGCTGGTTGTGCCAGTCCTGCTTTTCGTTCTGCACCGCCCATGCTGAGGTGGTCTTGTAGTCCGACAAGATGATGCCGTCCTCTTCCACTTCTTGCAGGTCAATGGCGCCAGAGATAGTCATGCCATCAATCTCTGCGAACACACGCTCTTCAATGATGTGGTGATCGTCTTTGCCGTGCTCCAGAATGTTATGGAGGGCTGTGCCAAACAGGGACCAGACCATGCCGGCAGCGTCCTCTGTCAGGTCATCCCAGTGCTTACGCTTGAGCTGAACAATGCGCGGGCTGTTGAGCAGCTCGGTCATGGACAGGTTGGACTTGCCCTTGGTGTACTGCGGCCGCTTGATGACGTTGATGATCGTCTCAGGAAGGTTGTGGTTGTTGGTAAGCTTCATGCTTCGAGGGCCAACAGGCTGTTGATCTTGTTGTTGATTTCCATGACGCGCTTGGAGAACTCTGCTTCCAACTTGTCTCGCTGTGCTTTCAGTGCAGCAACTTGGCCGGGACGTGGATCAAAGTTGTCTGGTATCTCGACTTCAAAACCATGCTTCATTACGATCACGGTGTTTGAGTCGTATGGTGTTGGATCAAATGCGTGAAAACTGTAGGTTGGCTTGTCATCCCATGAGTACTGGGTGCAAGTGACGTAGCCATTGATCTCGACTTTCATGTTCACTCCTATTATGTGTTGGGGACTCTAATGTATCAGGTTGTTCCCATGCCAACAAGATATATCGTAAAATGTTTTTAATCGAAACAGAGGGGTCGATAGCTTATGTCTAAATACGCAAGACGGGTGGATGAGAACCAAGGTGACATCGTGAAGGCGCTGCGTGCGTGCGGTGCTACGGTGCGCGTTATCACTCAGGGAGACGGCATTCCAGACCTGTTGGTGGGGTACAAGGGCTACACGATCCTGATGGAAGTGAAGGATGGAAATAAGCCGCCATCTGCACGGAAGCTGACCGATGCGGAGAACGAGTTCTTTGAGAAATGGACTGGTGGCACGCTGGTTGTGGTGAACAGCGTGGAAGAGGCGCTTGAGATTTTGAAAAAGTGCTGCTAAGATTCGCCGGCAGCTTGTTTCATGGTTGCTCTCTTAAAGTTGGATTTTTGGCTGGGGTCTTCGGGCTCCAGCCTTTTTCTTCAAGACGCATGGGTACTGACGCTGGGGGCTCTCGGCGTACCGGAACAGTATCCAGCCGTGTTGATGAAACTAAATCCACCCCGCCTTGGGTGCCGACGACTCGCTTGCGGTCGCTTGAAGAAATCGGTTATGGCCATCAACAACTAACACGCATGGGGATTGCAGGGGTCTCTGGACCTTTAGGTGGACACCACGCCGACAACAGTCCTCAGTCGTGTTGGTGACCAATGGAGAGGCTTGGTTTAAATGAGGAGCCGTTAGTCGGCACATCGAAAGATGGAAAAGGGGAACTAACAGCCAACAACATATCGCGATGTAGTTCAGGTAGAAGAACGCTAGGCTCATAGCCTAGAGGACCTCGGTGCAAATCCGAGCTTCGCAACCAGTTAAGTATCCAATCGCAAAAAATAAGTTTACAATCCGTCCATCATGCAAACCCTTGACCAAACACCCCCGACAACCTCTGTGCGTAGCGCAGTGGTAGCGCACGTGTTTTGGGCACACGGGGTCGCAGGTTCGAATCCTGCCGCACAGACCAATTCTCGATATTGATCCCCTCGCACAAGGGGGCAGTATTTTGCTAAGGACGCAAAGCGGTCTGTAAAACCGATGCCACTGGCTGGACAGGATCGATACCTGTATGCCCCACCAAACATTCCTCGATAGTTCAGCGGTAGAACAAACGGCTGTTAACCGTTAGGTCCGTGGTTCGATCCCACGTCGAGGAGCCAAAAATATTTCTTGCACGTCGGTTTCGGATATGTATAATCCAAACCGTTGCCGTCGTACGCAGCAGTTGAAAGCCGTTACTCATGCATTGGCCTCCTTCGCCGGAGGGTACGACCCAGTGCAGTAGTAACGGCTTTTTGCATTTGCATGACGGCATCTTTGCTCCAGAGGTCTATCGGGTTTTGGGTTGGCATGAGGGAAGCGTAGGAAGCCGCAAGGCGTAGTCCGCAGTCCACCACCCTACAACGTTCTGATCTGGAGCGAGAGCGCACAGAAGAGCAAGCGCAATCGGGGGAGTTCCTATCTCTAACCGTGGGTTCAAGTCCTGCGGGGAGGGGGTAGAGCTGGATGGCCGAGCTAGACGTTGCCAAGCGACGGAAAGCATCTAGAGATAACGCAAGCTGGATTGTCGTTATCCCACACGGAAACTAAGCCACGGCTCCGGGAATGTGGACAAACGCCTAGGCGGAGACAGCATCTCCCCTAGGCAGAGTCATGTCCAGCCGAGCCTAGCACTCACCAAGAATGTAAACATGCAAGACCTTTACGATTCAGACGAATGGAAAAACGCTACTCCAAAGCAGAGGCAAGACTTCATCTCTAAGGTGCAAGCAGACAGGCGAATAGAGAGAGATCTTTTGGCGGCAGAAGAGAAAAAGAAGAAGAGCGACGCAAAACCTACACCTACCTTATCGAAGAAGCCATCCAAGGCGCAAAGGAAGGCTGCTGCCCAGCTTAAAAAACAGATCAGGTACATAGACCGCCCGAAGATAATTAAAAGGCGCGTAAAGGTGTCTGGTATTGATGTCACATCCACAGATTTTCTGTCTACTTACGAATGGCGCAAGGTTCGAATGGAGGCGCTGAAGAAGCACGGTCCCGTGTGCCAATGTTGCGGCGCTACTCCGGCCACTGGAGCCGTGATGAATGTTGACCATATAAAACCTAGAAAACTTTTTCCACATCTGGCCTTGGATGTGAGCAATTTGCAGGTGCTCTGCCACGAGTGCAACCATGGCAAAGGCAATTGGGATCAAACCGATTGGCGATAATTGTTTTTATTTATCAGCTTTTTAAACGGCATAGAAACAATCAATCGTACTTATGTGTAGGTATGTGCATCTTGGTGTATTATTCGTCTACCAACAACGGAGATACACATGAAACAGTATTTGAAATTCCTGACCAGTAAGAGCCACATCTCGATTCCTTTTGATGACACGGCGCTCACGCTTCTTGAGGAGATTGCCATCCTCATCAAGGACGGTGAATCGGTAACCGTTGGCGAGGCCATGGAGATGTTCCATATCGCCTCCCCTGCCACCATCCACCGCAAGATTGACGACCTGCTTTCCTTTGGCTATATCCGCCTGTACCACAAGGCTGGCGACCGCCGCACAAAGTATTTTGAGTTGACGGGGACCTCGGTTAAGTACTTCGAGAGGGTGGAGTCCATGATGCTGGAGGCGGCCAAGTGAAGCGCAAGCAGTCGACATCAATCCATCCAGTCATGCGAGCCCAGCTTCGTCACAAGTGGGATTCTGAATCTGTAAATGCTCAGATCCATGCATTGACCGGCAACAACAAAGACAAGCTGCTGGCCTACGGTTCGATCATCATGTTCGTCGCCAGTGCGTGTGCTACACATGCCAAGCTCGGCACACAGGATGTCAAGTTCCGAATCATCCAAGGATCAATCAACGCCTTGGATGACCTGAAAGACCGCGAAGCAATCACGACCGTGGACAGAGGATCGATCTACGCAGGATTGATAGCCTCGCAGGAAATGATTCAGAACTCACCAATTGAAGTGGTGAACGATGCGGCAAATATGTATTACAAATTTAGCGAAAACATGGGAGCAATGTGATGTTTAGAGAGCTGTTTACCCGAATTGCAAATTCTTTCCGTTTGCCAAGCGCTGACCTCATGGCCGTGCGTGAGCTTGAAGAAGCCAAGCGTTCGCTGCTGCAGATGCAGACATCGCAGGACTACGCAAAGTCCATGTGCGCGTACCACACAGAGCGTGTGAAGCGGCTAACAGCATACCTTTCAAAGGAGCATCTATGAAAGTAAAAGAATTGATCGAAAGGCTACAAGCCCTTGACCCTGAGTTGATGGTTGTGACGAACGGCTACGAAGGCGGAGTAGACGACGTTGAAGAGCTTGAGCTTGAGAAGGTTGCCTTGAACGTGAATACCGAGTGGTACTACGGCAAGCACGAGGCGATCTACGGTCAAGACAGCCACGAAGGCAAAGAAATTGTTGACGCAGTACGCATAAGCTAAGGAGACGAAGCATGGATGAATTAACCGAAGACATCTTGGGCTTTTGCCTTGTCTGTTTTTTACTTGTGGTGTACGTCACATGAGCTGGGAGCTTGAGCAAGAACGTGAAATGTTTTTGAAGGCACTTAACAACGCTATTGCTTGGCAAAACAGATGCGTCCATCTTTACGAGATCATTGAATTGATGTGCTTGGACGCAGAAGAAAAGTTAAAGGAGGCCGCAAATGACTGAAGACCTAAACCTACTTTTATTTTTGCTGGCAACGTGCGCTGCTGCGCTTGTCATTGTGGTGGTCGCAGCACTGGCAGTGATTGCCGTAACGAAAGACAAGGACAAGAAATGAAAGTCAAAGAACTGATAGAGAAGTTGCAAGCCCTTGACCCTGAGTTGCGGGTTATGGTGGATGGCTACGAAGGCGGAGTAGACGACGTTGATTGTCTTGTAACTGAGAAGGTTGCCTTGAACGTGAATACCGAGTGGTACTACGGCAAGCATGAGGCAATCTATGTTCAAGACAGCCACGAAGGCAAAGAAATTGTTGACGCCGTGCGCATAAGCTAAGGAGAGACCATGACACAACTTGATTCAACAGGCGCAGCAGCGGTAGATCACAACTACTTCTGGCTGCCGATCGACGAACACACACCGCGCAACGTCAAGCTGCAACTCATTGGGCAATCAGGAGTTGCCATGTACGGCACCTACAACGGACGAGATACGTTCCACACCCACTGGGCACCATTACCAAAGTTTAGAAAGGATGAGAAATGAAATACGAACTTGTAAAAGAAGATACAAAAACTTTAGCAGGTAAAACACTCTATCGAATTAAAGCGCTTGTCGCTATCGGTTTTTCAGTGTCCGCCGGTGATTTGGGAGGATATGTTGAGTCTGAGATAAACCTGTCTCAGGTGTTCGGTAATGCTTGGGTGTCCGGTGATGCTCGGGTGTTCGGTAATGCTCGGGTGTCCGGTGATGCTCAGGTGTTCGGTAATGCTTGGGTGTCCGGTGATGCTCAGGTGTTCGGTAATGCTTGGGTGTCCGGTGATGCTCGGGTGTCCGGTGATGCTCAGGTGTTCGGTAATGCTCAGGTGTTCGGTAATGCTCAGGTGTCCGGTGATGCTTGGGTGTCCGGTGATGCTCGGGTGTCCGGTGATGCTCAGGTGTTCGGTAATGCTCGGGTGTCATCAAGCAACGATTGGCTACTTATTGGTCCAGCCAAGTCGTCTGGCAGATTTACAACAGCTTTTAAAGATAGTGTTATCGGCGTACGTGTTGTGTGCGGTTGCTTCAGCGGAACAGTTGCTGAGTTTTCAAAATCAATTGAAGACACCCACAAAGACAATCAAGAACATTTAGAACAGTACCGCTTTTTTTGTCAACTGATTGCGTTTAACTTTGGAGTTGAGAAATGAAACGACCAATTGAATCAGACTACATAAGCCAAGTGGCGTATACCAGAGCGCTTGAAGCGTACTGTGACCGACAAGAGCGAATCAAACGTGCAGAAGAAGCGTTTGAAGCGTCACAGTTCAATCCCGACTGGTCAATGCTTGAAGCTGTACGCGAATCTTTGCGTGAGCATATGTCGCGGATTAAAGAGCTGGAAGCTAAGCTGGCACAGCAAGAGCAAATTATCCAAAGTTATCTTGAAAAAGATAATTCACAGCAAGAGCAGAGCGTTAGCGTGGGTGAGCCTGTGACACTACTGCCAGACGGTAGCGCATTTGGTGTGATATCTTTTCCATTGCCTGACGACCACTGGATTTATGCGCCAAACGAATACAGAGATGGAGAATACGAACCGATTGATTTACCAAAGCCTATCCTAACTCTTGCATCAAGAGATGAAGTTGTGGCGGCTGTTCGCTATGCGGTGCGCGGCGCAACCATGAGAGGGCAGGAAACGGATTTTGATCCTGACGCTCTTGTGCAAAATGCTGTTTATGCTCTGTGCGGCCCTTTTACTTCAGCACAACCAGCACCAAAGCAAGAGCAAGCCAAGCAAGAGCAGGGTGAGCCTGTGGCGTGGATGTATGACTGCGGAAATGGAGGAAGGATGTATGCCGAAGATTTGGATGCCTCAGTTGGCTGGATTCCTCTCTACACCACACCACAACAACGCAAGCCGCTGACAGATGAGCAGATCAACAAAATTCGATTTGACATTCCGACTAAAGCAGTAACTCAGCGAGACTTTGAACTTGCCAGAGCAATCGAAGCCGCCCACGGCATTAAGGAGAAGAGCAATGCAATATAAAAAAGAAGCTGGTGAGTTCCTAATAAACGGCCACTTGGTTCCGGGGCACGTGGTAGAAGACATAATTTACGACCGCATAAAGTCAGCTATGGATATTGCAACAGAAAAGCAAGAGCAGGGTGAGCCTGTGGCTTGGACAGCAGACGACATAGCATATCGACCTAACGGATTACCACAAGAATTCATTAGTCACGAGGTTGAATCGCCTGATGATTGGTCTGAGTGGGTGTGCCCCGACCCAGAGCAGTACTTCATGAAGTGCTGCGACTGCGGACTGATTCACGAGATGCAGTTCAAAGTTGCCAAGTATTCAGAAGGTGATGAGTGCGAGTTCGTTGCCGATGCCAATCTACAGGCCGTATTCAGAGCGCGAAGAACCACCCCACTCGCAGCACAACAACGCAAGCCGTTGACGGATGAGCAGATTGGAAAAATGTACATCACGCATTTGCGGAATGGTGGCCCTATACAAAGTTTTGCCAGAGCCCTCGAAGCCAAATTGAAAGAAAAGAACACATGACTAGAAAAAGAAAAGCGTATTTACACCTCATCATTTTGCCGTTTGTTATTTCAGCGGCAGTTGAATTTTTACCTGCGTGGGTGTATTGGCCTATTGCTTTGATTGGCGGCATGGCATGGTTTGGTGCTTGTGCAATTTTGGCTGAGAAAGAAAACCAATGACAAAAACTGAGATGACGACACCCTTACGCAGCGTAGGAGTAAACGAGAACACGATCACAGCTATGGAGAACGCTTACGAGCTTGGCGTGGAGTCTGGGCGAGAGACATACATGCAGTTGTTTCTTGACCCTGAAAACCAGCCAACGCAGTTTGGTACTGCTACGCAAGAGTACCGCGAACAGGAAATTAAAGACGAGCGTGAGGCGTGCGCAAAGGTTTGTGAGGAACTACATCCGGGACTTGCAACCAATGTTGCGGCTCAGTACATCAGAAACCGAGGTGAAGCATGACCATCATCAACGCCTTCCACCCTTTATTTGTCCAAACCCACATGCCTCAATTTTTGACGGCAGTGAAGACAGACGACCGCCAGTCACAAGCAGGAGCAACGCTGTCCAAGCACGTCACAGAGAAGCGCAAGACCGTGCCCTCACACGGGCAAGTAACGGGTGTCTCTAAGGTGCAACGTGAGACCATCCCCAACCAAAAGTTTCAAGACATCGCTGCGTTCCCAAAGACACGCGAGACACAGTTGTCCCTCAGACGTGGCGCCAAGATGACCGTGGCAGAGGTTGCTCAAGAGTTGACCGCTGCACAGAAGGCCAAGCTCGCACCACGAGAGTTCCACACCTTCAGCAAGGCAGGTACTGCCAACACAACCAAGGAGAAAAAGAAATGATGTTCTTCATTAAGAAGCGCAAGATCATTCTTGACCTGTTCACGCACAGGCAGATGATCTACGACGCGGCCAAACCAAAACCAGCCGCACAGTTCTACCCCGAGTGGTGGAAAGATTTGAAGACAGAGATGCCGATAGGCAAGGAGCTGTTCCCGACAGCCACAATGCGCCGTTGTATGGGGTTTGTTGACCACTACAAGCACGGCTTCATCATCCCGCTGTGGTCTGACTTTCGTATCCGCATGGGCAGGGTGGGCGATCCTTTCTTTGAGGCGGGGTTCTCTGATAGCACAACACACGTTAGCTCGCACCCAGCACCCCTGCGCGGGTCGTATCTTCCAGAAACCCAATATACGCACATTAAGATGTCAACCCCTTGGGCGGCCAAGTGCAGAGAGGATGTGTATTGGAAGTGGGAGCAACCAACGTATGGCTTCAAGCATCCCAACCGCGTGATCGTTTTGCCCGGCACCATTGAGTACAAGTACCAGTACTCCATGAACGCCAACTTAATGTTCGCCCGACAGGACGCGGCAGCTGAGTTGCAGTTGGATTTCCAACAGCCGTTGGTGCACGTCACGCCTCTGAGTGAGCGCCCGTTCGAGTTGAGGTACCACATGGTTGACACCCACGAGTACGACCGCCTCATGCAGGGTGAGAAGGTGTCCAACATCAATCGCTATCGTGCGTACCGCCGAGTACGTGAAACTGAAGAAAGTAAATGCCCGTTTGGGTTTGGAGAAAAGAAATGAAGACGTACAAAGAACTTGAGATGCTCGTTATTCGCTGGGGTGAAGCCCGTGGCATCGTCCAAAACAGCACACCAGAGGCGCAGTGGGAGAAGACACGCGAAGAGACCAACGAACTGCTTGACGCGATCATGGACGATGACCGTGACGCTATGAAAGACGCATACGGCGACATCTTAGTGACCCTCATCATGGGTTGTGCCACCGCAGACATCGACCTGACAGAGTGCCTTGAGTTGGCGTACAACGAGATCAAAGGACGCAAAGGTTTTCTCACCAAGGACGGCATCTTTGTGAAGGAAGAGAAATGACACACGAAGCAGGCAAGGGCGACACGCAGCGCCCTACAGATCACAACAAGTACGCGTTCAATTACGAAAACATCTTCAGGAAAGATACTAAAGACAAGAATGAAGAGTTGCGGGCTTGGTACACAGCCGATGAACTAAACGAAAAGAAAGAAGGGAATGACGATGCAAAAAGCACGTAAGGTATTTGAAGCATTCATGCGATCAAAGGGCCGAGATGTTCACTGGGACGGAAACAAGTACGACACCCCAAACATCCAAACGAAATGGCGTTATTTTTTAATCGGCTGGACACAGCGGGAGACACATGATGGAGCGTAAGTTACTAGGCATTGACGTGATTCGTATCGATGGAGATACGCAGTCAAGAGAAGAGATCAACCAAGCGATGGTTGATGAGTACGCATCCAACATGGAAGACGGCTCTGTATTCCCAGCCATTGTTGCGTTCTTTGATGGTGTGCACTACTGGCTTGGTGACGGATTCCACCGCTACTTTGCAACCAAGAAGATTGGCAAGGGATCGATTGAAACGGATGTGCGCAATGGCACAAACCGTGACGCTTGGTTGTACTCACTTAGCGCAAACAGCAAGCACGGCCTTCGTCGTAGTAATGCTGATAAGCGCAAGTCTGTTCGTCGTGCGTTGGATGACTTTGAGCTTCAAGATTGGAGCAATGCAGAGATTGCCCGACAGTGCGATGTGTCTGCTGGTTTGGTTGCTGCCATGCGTGGCGACACTGCCCCTGCCACCCGTAAATTCAAGATGGCAGATGGCACGATTGCAGAAAAGAAGGTTGGACACTTAAACAAGAAGTCAAAGCCAGAGCCACCTCCAGAGGAGCCGATTCAAGATATTGGTAACGAGCATGATGAGATGGTGGCTGAGCTGGTAGCAGAGAACGAGCGCGTCAATGACCGTTTGGCGGTAGCTGCAATGGATGGCACAGAGGAAGAGAAAGCCATGGCCGCCGACACTATCGAAAGCCTGCGTGAAGAGGTTCGCATCCTGAAAATCGAACTGGTGGCAGTGAAGCAAAGCCGCGACCAGTACCAGTCAGAGAACGGTCAACTCAAGAAGCAGTGCGCCATGTACGAGCGCAAGATGAAGGCAAAACCATGAGCGCCCTTGAAACGCAGATTGACGGAAGCCATTACACCAAACTAAACATTCAGCCAATGCAGTACAGCATGGCCAACGGCCTTGATGCATGCCAACATACGATCATCAAGTATGTGACAAGGTTCAGGGACAAGAATGGCCGTGTTGATCTTGAGAAGGCCAAGCACGTCATTGATATGCTGATTGAGTTTGAGTACGGGGGAAAATAGAACCAACATATTTTGGTTCGCCCAAGCCAGCGGGCGTTGTGTGCTGGCAGTGGAGAAAACAAATGGGACTTAATTTACGCGGCTACCAAGCCGACACGTTGGAGGCTTTGCGTAAGGGGTTTGCGGCCGGCAATCGGTCAATGATCCTTTACGCACCAACAGGGGCGGGCAAAACAGAAATGGCTATTGCCTTGCTCGAAGCAACCAAGACAAAGGGCAACAAAGCGGCCATGCTTTTGGACCGCATCATCTTGTGCGATCAGACAAGTCAACGTCTGGAAAAGTACAAGATTGAGCACGGTGTATTGCAGTCTGGCCACTGGCGATATCGGCCATACGAGAACATCCAAATTTGCTCGGCTCAAACGCTGGAGAAGCGCGGCTCTTTCCCCGATCTGAAAATCCTCATCATCGATGAATGCCATGCAACCCGTGCGCAGACTGTGGAGTTCATCAAGAGCAATCCAGACGTGAAAGTGATTGGTTTGTCGGCCACCCCATTTACCAAGGGGCTTGGCAGCATCTACGAAACCGTCATCAGCACCATCACAACAAAGCAACTGGTGGACCAGAAGGTTCTTGTGCCGCTCAAGGTGTTTGTTGCCAAAGAGATCGACATGGAAGGCGCCAAGAAGGTGGCCGGCGAATGGTCTCAGGCTGAATCAACAACCCGCGGTATGCAAATCACTGGCGACATCGTTGCTGAGTGGATCAAGAAGACGCACGAGATATACGGCCGGCCACGAAAGACAATCATCTTCTGTGCTGGTGTCGACCACGGTGCAGACTTGTCCAAGAAGTTCGCAGAGCAGGGCTACAACTTCATCAGCATCAGCTATCGTGACGACGATGAGTTCAAGAAGGATGTGATCGAAGACTTCAGCAAACCAGACACGGAGATACATGGACTAATCGCCACGGACATTCTCACCAAAGGGTTTGATGTGCCTGACGTGATGATCGGCGTATCGGCTCGGCCTTTCTCAAAGTCTTTGTCCAGCCACATCCAGCAGATGGGCAGGGTGATGCGCGGTATGCCTCACGCACCAGAAGAAAAGCCATTCGCTGTATGGCTTGATCACAGTGGCAACTACCTTCGTTTCCGAGAAGACTGGGATGACGTGTACGAGAACGGTGTGCACGAGCTGGATGACGGCAAAGAGAAGGTCAAGAAAGAGAAGACCGAGACAGAAAAGAAAGAAGCCAAGTGCCCTTCGTGTGGACACCTTTGGCCCACTGGCTCAGACACTTGCTACCACTGCGGCCACACACGGGAGCGCAGAAGTAAGGTGGCAGAAGTTGCTGGCGAAATGGAAGAGCTGAAAGGGGCAATGACAAGGGACAACAAGCAGGAGTTCTGGTCGATGTGCCATTACAAGATTCAGCATGGCGGCTGGTCCGAGAAGAGAGCGCTGGCCGCATACAAGAACCAGTTCGGCGTCTGGCCAAAGGCGCTGCACACCACACCGATACCACCAGATGTGAAGTTCGAGAAGGCAGCAAAAGCGGCCATGATTCGTTATCTCAAAGGCAAACAGAAGGGGTTGGTCAAATGAACAAAGCAAAGTGGGTGGCGCACACCAAAGGTGGATACACAACGGACTGGTTTGAGGTCTGCGTGATTCGTGACGACAACACACACGGCAAACGGTCTTATGGCTGGATGGGTAGAGAAAAGATTTACATCAGCGATAGCGGTGGGCCATGCCGAAACAGGGTGGCTAACAAGATGATTTGGGATGGGTTGGTAGAGCTGGCGCATAAGGTTGCGGATGAGCTAAACAGGCAGGAGTCGGCATGAGCATGGACTTTCTAACCTACTGCAAACTCAACGACATCATGATCGACTACCTTCCACCGCTTGGCGTCTGGCGTCGCTACCCTACTGTCGACCACCCAACTAAGCGCAACGGTGCCGTGAAGTACATGGGTGATCACGGCTTTGTTCAAAACTGGGCCACCAATTTGGAGGTGGAAGTCTGGAAGTCGGACAAGCCCAACGACTTCGACCGCTCTAAGTTAATGCGTGATGTGAAGGCGGCAGAAGATAAGAAGCGTGCCCAACAGCGTGAGGCTGCAGGTAAGGCGGCTTGGATTATGAAGCAGTGTAGATACGGCCACCATCAGTATCTAAAAAACAAAGGGTACGACGACGAGCAAGTCAACGTCTGGGTGCATGAGGGCGCGCATACCATGGTGATCCCAATGCGGGTTGACGGCCACTTGGTTGGCGTCCAGCTGATTGACGAGTCAGGTGTGAAAAAGTTTCTATTCGGCCAGCGGACGAGTGGCGCCACCTTCAGTTTTGACAACAAGGGCGCGAACATTCTGTGTGAGGGATATGCAACGGCCTTGGCTATTCGCAAAGCTCTCAAGAATATGAAGCGCCGATACACCCTGCATGTCTGCTTCAGTGCCGGCAACATGGTAAAAGTCGCGGCCTCTCTAAGTAGTGGCTTCGTTGTGGCGGATAACGATGCGAGCGGCACGGGTGAACGGGTGGCAAATGAAATTGGCTGGCCGTATTGGATGTCGGACACGGTCGGAGAAGATGCCGACGACACCCTCAAGCGCCTCGGCCTCTTTAAGTTTAGCCAGTCTCTTACCAAGTCAATGGGTAGCCTCTGAGAAATTGGCAAAGCGCTGGACCTTAAACAGTCCGGCGGCTTCGGCCTCCAATGTCTTAAGCCCATCCATGATTTCAATGCCAACATTCATTGCAGTGGTCGGCCTCCCTATGATCTCGGCCTTTGCGTATACGGTCCCATCTGGTTCCTCGGTTATGTATATCGCGAAAATGTTGGCGGTCATAGGGGTGCGTCCTCTTGTTGTTCGCGTTGTTGCTTGGCGTAGTCGCGGCACTGCTT